ACCTGGAACTATGGCAAAAGGCTATTGTTGCGGCCATTTTCGGGATAATGGATAAAACAACGGGTTACAGACAATTCAGAGAAATATTTATTGTGGTTGCCCGTAAGAACGGAAAAACATTATTTGCCGCCGCAATCGCCGCATACATGACATATATTGACGGGGAATATGGAGCAAAGGTTTATTTTCTTGCGCCAAAATTAGACCAGGCGGATTTAGTCTATGATGCCTTTTATCAGATAGTGCAAACGGATGATGAATTGGATAGCATCACGAAAAAACGCCGGAGCGATATTTATATTAAGGCGTTTAATACATCCGTGAAAAAGATTGCCTTTAATTCAAAAAAATCGGACGGTTTCAACCCTCAATTAGTGGTTAATGATGAAATGGAAGCGTGGCCGGGGGACCAGGGATTAAAGCAATATGAGGTTATGACATCAGCCCTGGGAGCAAGGAAGCAGCCGTTAATAATATCCATAGCAACCGCCGGATATATCAATGACGGAATTTATGATGAATTATACCGCCGTGCTACGGCGTTTTTAAAGGGCAATTCCAAAGAAAAAAGGATATTGCCGTTTTTATATATCATAGACAATATAGAAAAATGGGATAGCCTGGAAGAGTTGAAAAAGAGCAACCCCAATTTAGGCGTTTCCGTGTCGGAAGAATTTTATATTGAGCAAATAGAGATTGCACGCAATTCACTTTCAAAGAAAGTCGAATTTATGACGAAGTATTGTAACATCAAACAAAATTCATCCGTGGCGTGGTTGGATTATTGGGATGTTATGAAATGCGTACACCAGGACGCAAGCGAACCGCCAAAAACGCTTGAAGAGTTCCGGGGCTGTTATTGCGTGGGCGGCATTGACCTCTCAAGGACAACGGATTTAACGGCAGCAAGCATTATAATTTACAAGGACGGTAAAAACTATGTGTTCACGCAATTTTATATGCCACAAAAACGCTATGAAGTGGCGGTGGACGAAGATAACACGCCTTATAACATTTACCGGGAAAAGGGATTTTTGAAAATATCCGGGGAAAACCAGGTGGATTATAAAGATGTTTATTATTGGTTTGTGGAACTTGTGAAAAAATACAAAATCAGACCGTTAAAAATAGGCTATGACCGTTATTCCGCCGGGTATCTGATAGAGGATTTAAAAATGGCCGGATTTCATACGGATGATGTTTACCAGGGAACGAATTTAACGCCGATACTGCATAAGTTCGAGGGGGATTTGAAAGACGGATTATTTGATTTTGGCGATAATTCCCTATTAGCATCACACTTGTTAAATGTTGCGGTGGAAATAAACATGAATGATAGCAGAATGAAACCCGTTAAAATTGAAAAACGAATGAGGATTGACGGGGCCGTGTCTGTATTTGACGCAATGACAATGATTAGCAAGTATCATTCCGAGATTGGAAAGAAATTGTTAAACGAAACACCAAAAGCAAAGGCGACAGCAGAAACGACATAAACAAGCAGACTATAAAAGTGGGTCAGAATTTAAACACAAATTATTTTATCATAGGCTTATGGGAAACTACCCATGAGCCTATTTTTGACGGAAAGGGGGTAATGGTTACGGGAATTATTGCGAATGTATTAAATTCTTTCAAGGCACGATATAAGCCGCTTTTATTGAGCCGTGGCGAATATATGCCAACGGGTACATTAAGGGATAGCGAGATTGTCGGAGCAATAGCGGATGCAATCGGAAGAAATGTTGGAAAACTAAAGCCCCAGGTAATCCGAAAAGACGAAAAAGGACTAACGGTAAAGAATGACACATTGGCACGGCTTTTAACCTTGCGGCCTTGCCCGGAAATGTCAACATATGATTTCTTGTACCGCATTGCGGTTGATTTGGTTTATACATCAAATTCCTTTTCGGTAATTTTTTGGAATGATGATTTTACAAAGGTTACAAGCGTTCAGCCGATAGCAACAAAGAGTTTCCGCATATTCGAGGACAACAAAGGAAATATATTGTTCCGTTTCCGTTGGGATTATGACGGGGAAACATATACAATTCCGTATCAATCGGTTATTCACATCAAGGCGCGGTACAACAAAAAACGATTTTTGGGAACAACGCCGGATGTGGAGTTAAAACGAAGTTTGGACCTCATAGAAACTTCCGGGGAAGCCCTAAAGAACATTGTGAACCGCAGCGGAAGCCTTGCCGGATATTTGCGTTATAACAACCTTGCGGATGATGAAGAGTTGAAGCAGAAAGCAAAAGAATTTGCAGATGCCTACATGAACGCAGAAAACGCCGGGGGCGTGGCGGCAATAGATAATTCTATTGAGTTCAAAGAGATTAACCAAAGAACACCGGCCATTCCAACAACGCAAATTTCGTTTTTACGGGACAATGTGTATAGATATTATGGCGTAAATGAAAAGATTTTAACATCAACATTAACAGACCAGGAATTTATGTCATTTTATGAAAATGTGATTGAGCCAATAGCGGTTCAATTATCCTATGAGTTCACATTTAAGTTACTAACGCCCCGTGAAATCGGATATGGAAACCGTATTGATTTCGTGGCGAACCTTTTACAGTATGCCACATTGCAGACAAGGGAAACAATCGGCGGCGGAATGTTTGACCGTGGAGCATTGACGATTAACGAGTATAGGGAATTGATGTATTACGGCCCGGTTGAGGACGGGGACCAAAGATTGATAAGCCTAAATTATGTAAAAGCCGGGGACCAATCATTATACCAGGTAGGAAGAGAGTCCGACAGCGATACGCCGCCGGATGATGCAGACCAAAAAGACAAAGAACAACGGGCGATAAGAGCCGCCGCCCGTGCATATATGCAGATTATGAAAGGGGGTTAAGAAGATGCCGAAAGCAAAACAGTTTGTTGCTTGCAAAGATGCAAAAACCGCAACCGTGCAACCATTTTGTGAGATTAAAAACCTTACAGACACAACGGCGGATTTATATTTTTACGGAGATATTGTTTCTGATTGGTGGGGAGCATGGCAAGACGAGGACCAATACCCGGATGCTATTAAAAACTTCCTTGCGGAAGCAAACGGACGGGATTTGAATATTTATATCAATTCCGGCGGCGGTTCAGTATTTGCCGGAATAGCAATTTATAATATGCTTTCACGCTACCAGGGGAAGAAACATTGTTTTGTTGATGCCCTGGCCGGTTCGATTGCATCATTACTTCTGTTTGTGGATAGCGAAAAACCAACAATTCCGAAAAATGCGTATTTGATGATACATAAGCCGTGGTGCAGTTGCGAGGGAAACTCGGACGAATTGCGGAAAATGGCAGACACATTGGAAGCCGTAGAAGCCGGGATTTGGAGCGTTTACGAAGAGCATTTAGCCGAGGGCGTAACAATCGAACAGATAAAAGAGTTAATGGCAGCGGAAACATGGTTAAGCGGCGAGGAAGCGGCAAAATATTTCAATGTGACCGTTGGGGCGGAAAACATGGCAGTTGCAGCCGTCCAGGACTACACAAAGTTATATTGCAAGCACACACCAAAAGCATTAACGGGAAGCAATCGCCCGGAAGATAACGAAGCGGATAACAAAGCAAAGGAAATCAGAAAACAGATTGCAAATATTACAATCAATCACATGGAGTAGCGAAAGGAGAATAAGAAATGACACGCGAAGAGTTAATGAAAATGAGCAAGAAAGACTTGAAAGCCCGACTTGTGACGGTGGGAAAGGAAGCCCAGGCAAAGAGCGGCGAGGAATTAACCGCCCTCATGGACGAAGCAAAGGTTATCGGGGAAATCCTGGACGAGATTAAAACCCGTGAGGATTTGGCAAAGGCGGCCCAGGCGGCAGCAGAAAAAGACCCGGACGGGGACGAAACACCCGGAGAGGGTGCAGAGGTAAAGGACCAGGCAAGGGCAAAGAGCGGAAAGGCGTTAAAGAGCGGTGCAGCGGTTAAATATAGTGCAAGAAACATTGCGAAAATCAAAAACACGCTTACAACCGCAAACGGCGTTGTAATTCCGTCTTACACAAGCCCGGACATTGCCCCAACATTCAATAATGTTTCGTCCTTGATTGACAGAGTAACGACCGTTCCACTTCCGGGCGGCGAAAGTTATCAGCGTCCATTTGTAACATCATATGGGGACGGGGCCGGCAGCACCGAGGAAAACGGCGATTACAACGCATCAGAACCCGTATTTGGTTACGCAACAATCAGCCGCGAGAAAATCACGGCATACGCCGAAGAGCCGGAAGAGATGCAGAAATTGCCGGATGCAGATTATGACGGCGTAGTTGAAGAGAGCGTAACACGCGCAATCAAGCGTTATGCAAGCCGTCAGATTTTAATCGGACCGGGCGGAACGGGAAAATTCTGTGGAATTTTCTACAATCCAACGGATGCGGATGATGATATTATCGACCGCAACACGGATATTGTCGTTTCGGAAATTGATGATACAACCCTGGATGAAATT